ATCCGAAATACCGTTTTGTATGTGCGGCAGTTTCGAGAAGGCAGGGTAAAACCTATATCGCGAACATAATCGGGCAGCTAGTCTCACTAGTTCCGAACTCAAACATACTCATAATGTCCCCCAACTATGCCCTGTCTCAGATTTCTTTTGATCTGCAGAGGAATCTGATCAAGCACTTCGATTTAGAAGTTGCGAAAGACAATGCAAAAGATAAGGTAATAGAGTTAACTAATGGATCAACGATACGTATGGGGTCTGTCAATCAAGTGGATAGTTGTGTGGGTCGCTCCTATGATCTTATTATTTTTGATGAGGCAGCTTTGGCAGATGGGCGAGATGCATTCAATGTCGCGTTACGACCCACGCTGGACAAGGATAATTCAAAGGCAATATTTATAAGCACCCCCAGAGGAAAAAACAACTGGTTTTCAGACTTTTTCTACCGAGGTTTTTCAGATGAATTTAAAGAATGGGCGTCTATTCGAGCTACTTATAAAGATAATCCTAGAATGTCTGAGACGGATATTGCGGAAGCTCGAAAATCCATGTCCGAGGCTGAGTTCCGACAAGAGTACGAAGCAGACTTCAACACATATGAAGGTCAGATTTGGAACTTTAATCACGAAGAGTGCATCGGGAACTTCGACGAGATTGATACATCCAAGATGGATATATTTGCAGGGTTGGATGTAGGCTATCGAGACCCAACAGCTCTGTGCGTAATTGCTTATGACTGGGACGAAGAAAAGTTTTATCTACTGGATGAATACTTAGATGCAGAACAAACAACAGAAAACCACGCAAAAGAAATTCAGGCACGAATTGATAAATGGAGTATTGACTATATTTACATTGATTCAGCAGCTCAGCAAACACGATTTGACTTTGCACAAAACTACGATATTTCAACAATCAACGCAAAGAAGTCAGTTTTGGATGGCATTGCACACGTCGCAAGTATTGTAGACAACGATAAATTACTTGTTGAACAAACCTGTAAAGAATCGCTCTCTGCGTTAGATCAATACCAGTGGGACCCCAATCCCAACCTACTCAAAGAGAAACCGAAACACAATTATGCATCGCACATGGCCGACGCGTTGAGGTATGCATTATACTCATTTGAGACTTCGGCAACAAGTTTTTAGGATACCTGGTCAAAAATAATGTTTGACATGATACCCCAAACTAGGTATAATTCTATCATTGAAAAATTAGAAATCCAAGAACCTGATGGTCACACTTAAACGAGATATAGTAAAATATATTCGAGACAAAGCGAAGAATAAGTACGACAAAGGTTCGGAGTGCTACATTTGTGGAGCAACAGAGAGACTTGACTTTCACCACTATTATACGTTAGCACCTCTAGTACATAAATGGGTTCGGGAAAATGACTTAAACCCTATGTACGTTCTTGCTTTCAGAGAGGACTTTATAGAAGATCACCACGACGAATTGTATGTACACGCGGTTACTCTATGTCATACGCACCACAGACAACTACATAAAGTATACGGACGAGACCCAGGCCTTGGAACAGCAGATAAGCAAAAGCGCTGGGTAGAGATACAAAGAGAAAAACATGGCATGGTATGACAGGTTCATAGGCAAGAAAGTAGAGGTTGAGGAGAAACTCAACCCTGCACAATCATACTATGCGGGAACCGTAGAAAATACGCGAGAGCCCACTGTTAGCTATGAAAGACAGTACGAAGAATTAGAGATTGTAAATCGTGCCGTCAATATGATTGTAGATGACGCTGCGGAAATTCCTGCAATTGTTGTAGGATCACAACGCCTTAACGGTATCATCAAAGGAATAAAGCGAGCGAAAGTTGATACCCTACTTAACTTTGAGCCGAATCTCTTTCAAGATATAAATACTTTTAAAAGAAATCTAATAACGGATTTCATACTTGATGGAAACATATTTATCTATTTCGATGGAGCGCATCTGTACCATCTTCCATCAAGCAAAATGGCAATCGAAGCTAGTGAAACGAATTACGTAGAGAAGTATGTTTTTAATAATGATATTAGCTACTCTACAAATGAGATTATTCATATAAAAGAAAACTCCTTCTACTCAATATATAGAGGAGTTCCTAGACTGAGTCCTGCTCTCAGAACCATGCAACTCATGGCTTCTATGAGAAAGTTTCAAGATAATTTTTTCAAGAACGGAGCAGTACCGGGGCTGGTTTTAAAAAGCCCGAATACTTTATCTGAAAAGATTAAAGAGCGAATGATACAGTCATGGGGTGTAAGGTATAGACCAGAAGCAGGAGGAAAGAGACCACTAATCTTAGATGGCGGAATAGAAATTGATTCGTACTCAAATACAAATTTTAGAGATTTAGACTTTCAAAACTCCATAGCAGAAAACGAAAAGATCATATTAAAAGCTCTTGGAGTCCCACCAATTTTACTAGACTCTGGTAACAATGCTAACATTCGCCCAAATTTACGATTATATTATTTGGAGACTATACTACCTATAGTAAGAAAACTCAATTTTGGACTCGAAAGATTTTTCGGTTTCAAGATAAAAGAAGACATTACAGATATACCTGCTTTACAGCCTGAGATGCGGGATCAATCTTCATACTACACGTCTCTCGTAAATGGTGGGATAATAACTATTAACGAAGCAAGAGAGCAGCTAGGTTTTGAAAAGATTGATGGACAAGATGAAGTGCGAGTGCCTGCGAATATAGCAGGAAGCGCAGCAAACCCAGACGAAGGCGGAAGACCGCCAGAGGAAGAAAATGGCGACGAGTAAACAAAAAAAGAATCTAGCTATGACGATGGCAACCTACTTTGTAGATAGGGGAAGTATCCCCACTCCAAAAGAGTTTAATCTTTGTCCAAAGCGACCAAGGTTAATTAAACTTATAACTATACGAAAAATTTTTGGCTCATGGTCAGCAATGGAAAAGTACACAAGAAGTTTTTGTGCTAACGAGTTAAAAGCTATGAATCAAGAAAAACCAAATGCTTTGGAAGCACTAAAAGCAAAGGCCGCAGAAGCGGAAACAGAGGGGGCAAATGGAGAAAGTATTTAATCTCACCTCTACTTTTAAGTCTCATACTGACGAAGATGGTAGTGTTATGATTCGTGGTATGGCAAGCACACATGACTTTGATCGCGCGGGCGATTCAATTTCAGCAGATGCATGGACTAAAGGTGGATTGAAAAATTTTGAAAAGAACCCCATAATTCTTTTCAACCATGACTATAATCGTCCTATCGGTAGAGCCACAGGCTTAAAAACTACTGAGAACGGACTAGAGCTGACTGCTAAGATAAGCAAGGCAGCTAAAGATGTAACTGAGTTAGTTAAAGACGGTGTCCTTGGAGCCTTTTCTGTTGGTTTCCGAGTCAAGGATGCTGATTATCTAGAGGAAACCGACGGATTAAAGATTAAGGACGCTGAGTTGTTTGAGGTATCGGTAGTATCAGTACCATGCAATCAATCAGCTACTTTTTCACTGGCGAAATCATTCGACTCCATGGCGGAGTACGAAGAGTTCAAAAAAACTTTCACTAATAGTGACGGGGCGCAAGTCCAAAAGGAGATTACAATGTCTGAAGAGACAAATCAACCCGTTGACTTGGAAGCTTTTGCTAAAAAAGTAGCTGAGGAAACTGCTGCTAAGATAGCCATGAAGCAAGCCGAGCAAAAAGCTGCCGACGAGGCCGCTACAAAGGAAGCTGAGGAAAAAGCTGCTGCGGAAGCAGAGGCTAAGGCTCAGCAGGAAGAGGAAGTTAAGCAAGCTATTGTTACTGGTGTTGAATCAGGAACAGAGCGTCTGCTTAAAGACCTCGAAGAAAAGCTTAATGCACAGTCTGCTGATACAGCAGAAATTATTAAGCAACACGAAGCAGCTTTGAAAGAAAAGCAAGATGAGCTGAATAAAATGCGTGAATCAAAGCGTGTTTTCTCAAATCGTGGCACTGGAGAACTTACTCCTGAAGTTAAGACCGAGTTACTTCACGCGAGTCTTTTAGGAAAAGTATTCAAGAAAGGTATCGTAGATACTAAGTACGGACAAGAGGTACTTGAAAAAGCTGGCGTAACTTATGACGCTACTTCTTCTGCAGGTATCGACGTAGCAGTTGCTTCAACTTTTGAAGAGGCTGTTAAAATCGAGCAGAAGGTTGCCCCTCTCTTTAGAGAGATACAAGTGGCTTCAGGTGCAACTGTACTGCCCATCATTCCTGATACCGAAAACGCAAACTTTAGCGCAGACGGCTTAGGAACTACTGCTAACTTATTGGAAGAGAAAGGAGCGAGCGATAATAACTTCAACGTAAATCGTGTCGTACTTCAAACTCACAGATTGATCTCAGGAACTTTCTTGAGCAACGATACTGATGAGCAAGTTGTTCTTTCACTTCTTCCTATTCTTACACCTGCTCTCGCACGTGCACACGCGAAAGCAATCGACTCTGCGATTCTAATTGGTAACTCTTCAATCGCAGGTATCGTAGGTGGAGCAGGAACTGATGGAGCTGGATCATTCTTAGCCTTTGATTCTACTCTTGTAACTGACCCTGACGCATCTGGAACTTCTGATGCAATTACTACTGGAAACTTGCTTTCAATTCGATCTGAAATGGGCAAGTTTGGTTTGAACCCCACTGACGTAGCGTACATTGTACCTGTGGATCAGTATTACAACCTCATCAATGACGCAGGATTCTCTGACGTTTCAGAGGTTGGTTCAGACTTAGCATTCAAGCGTATTGGTGTGGTAGGAGCCGTTTACGGATCTCCTGTGATCGCATCTGACGTTCTTGCGAGTGCTACAGGCGAGGGCGGAGCTGTAACAAGCACCGCAGCGGTTGCAGTTAACGTAAATAACTTTGTTATTCCTCGACTCAGAGGCGTTAACGTAGAGACTGACTACGAAGTTGCAAATCAGCGTACAGCGATTGTTGCTTCTCAGGCTCTTGGCTTCGCAGAACTTGAAGCGAAAGCAAACGCACATCCTGGCGACAACGGATCAGTTAGAATCGAGTATCAGTAAACCGATACTAACTATCATAATAACTAGGGGGAGGTTCTCCTCCCCCAAGTTTTTACTAATTGACTTATGGCGGATTTAATTACATTACAAGAGTATAAGACTGCAGAAGGCATTTCCGCACCAAAGGACGATGCTCGACTAAATGTTCTTATACCCTCTGTGAGCCAATTAGTAAAGACTTATTGTGGCAATAGTTTTGTTGACTTCTTTTCGAGTAACAAAACAGAAACGTTTACTATAAACTGGGGAACATATATTGTTCAGCTCACAGAAAGTCCTGTAAATGCAATAGTAAGTGTACAAGAAAGAAACTCTTATTCAGATGCTTACACGACTCTTACTACGGGCGCATATGAATATGCTCTCGACTCAGCAACTGATAGTGTACTCAGAACACTTTCTTCGGGCAGGTACAAGAACTGGCCACAGGGAGTAGACGCAGTAAAAGTGGTATATACTGCGGGATATAGTTCTATACCGACTGACTTAAAGCTTGCTGTTCTTGATTTAGTTACTTACTACTTAAAAGATGAACACAAACAGAGACAGAGCATAGCGGGAGCTAGTTTACAGAATCAGGGTAGCACTAGCCAATCAAACAATGTATCGTTTCCAGATCACATTAAGCGAGTCTTAGACTTGTATAAAAACTTTTAATGAGTAAAGGAAATTTTCAAAGACGAGTTTCAAAAGTACTCTTAGAAGAGTTTGATCGAAAAAGCGAAAAAGATATTGCTGAATCAGCTCGTATACTATTACAATCAAGTAAAGTACAACAATGTTTAGTTGCTGATCCTGAAAGTCTTATGATAATTCAGAGAGGTTTTGAAGCAGGAATAGGAAGAACTTTAAAAGGGAAACAAGGACCCTCTTATAGAAAAGCTTTGTATAATTATATACGGGGTATATCTAAACCGTTTCCAAATAGCGGTAGTATGGTGGATAAGTTTTTTCTTAAGTTAGTAAAACAAAATGGATTAGTTTTTGGTCAAACTATTTTTTACGTACCTGTTAGTTTTGATTCAGTAAAAGACAAAATAAATAACTCTTTTAATGAGCCTTATTTTGTAGATAAGCTACAAAAAGAAGGCCAAGCAGATTATGATAGAAAGAAATTTGGAAATACTGTAAACTTAGATCATGGTGCAGATGGAACTGCATCTGGTTTGATGGGTTCAGTGATAGGTGCATTAACTGTAAAAAAGAAGTCAACTAGAAAACTTCCAAAAGATTTTAACAAAGTTTTCTCAAATAACTTAACAGCGGCTCTAGATAGAAAATTCAAAGACCTAACAAAAGGTCAGAAGGGAAAAATTAAAAGGGCTATAATGAAGCTCGTTTCTGTAAATGAGCAAATACTATCTACTGGAGGAGATTTAAGAGCAGGTATATCCATGATTCTAACGCCTGTTTTCAGAGAAGATAATATTAGGGCAGGCTCTGATGAAGAGAAAAAAACTCAGCAAGCATTTTTAGAGGCATTTGAAATGACTTTTGCTGGTATAGACTACGGAAACTTAAAAGGGTCCAGCACTTTAAATCAAAAAGTTGAACAATTTATAGTTAGGGAGTCTCTTGTTAAGCAGTTAAAGAAGAGAGGGTTAAAAATTAAATTAAGAACTACTGCACCTAACGTAAAGTTAAAAACAAAAACTAATTCTACAGATAAAAGTAAGGCAGGCAAGGGAAAACAAGTAAAAAGTGTTAGTCGAGGGGGACGATTTGCAGCTGCTCCTGCTAATGCAAGGCAGCAGCCAAGCTCCTCTGTAAAACGCTCTATGTTTTCTATCATGGCTATGATTAACGAAAAACTGCCCAGAGTAGTAGAAAAAAATATGAGACCTCCTGCATTGGAGAGCAGGTCTGGGACTTTTGCAAGAAGTACAAGACTTACAGATGTTAATATCACTCCAAAAGGGTTTCCAAGTTTTGGATATACTTATGATAAAAACCCTTATGAAGTATTTGAAGTAGGAAGAGGAGTTTCTCCTTGGGCGAATCCAGATAGAGACCCGAGAAAAATAATTGATAGATCAATAAGAGAAATAGCAGGAACAATGGCACTTGGAAGATTTTTTACTAGGAGAGTATAATGGGTATAGAAAGACAGTATACATCTCGTAGAGCAGGAATAACCAAAGCTCTTGCTGATAAACTTGCAGGTATAGATGGTAGAGGCCTTTTTAAGCAGTCGGTTGCAGAAACAAGTGCAAGATTAAAGTTTTGGGATGAAGTAGAAGAGTTTCCTGCAATCCATCTAAATGCAGGTTCAGAAACACGAGAGTATCAGGGAGGTGGCTATAAAGATCGGTTCTTAAATGTAACAGTGCGATGTTATGTAAATGAAGAAGATTCTGTTGAAGCACTCGATGAACTACTCGAAGATGTAGAAACTGTTTTAGAAGAAAACAGTCGTTTAAAATACCATGATCGAAATGGTTTAGAACAGTTTACTCAACAAATCACTATTGTCAGTATTGATACTGATGAAGGTGTATTAGATCCTCTAGGAGTTGGAGAGATACTTATAGAGGTTCGTTACTAGGAAAATTCTGGCACGAATAAATATTCACGACCAGTCTTTTCAAGTTCATAGGAGATAATCTATGGCACAACAATTATATTTTAGCCGTGATACGAGAATGTTCATTCAGTTTCGTAACCCTGCTGATAATACAGAGACAGCCGCTAAGTTAGGAGCTGGAGTAGTGTGGGAAGTACCTGTTCTTGATGGATACAGTTTTTCTCAGACAACTAATACATCAGAAATAACATTGGCGGAAATGGAGAGCACGGCAGGAATAAGTAGAAGAGGTCGTCGTATGTTTACGGACTCTTTGGCACCTGCTGAATGGTCTTTCTCAACCTATATCCGTCCTTTTATATCCAAGACTTCGGGTAGCGTAGCCTCTGGAGTAAAAGAAGCATCCAATGCAGCAGAAGTTCATGCTGTAGAAGAAGCTTTCTTTGCTTCTATGTTTGGAGCGGATACTTATACACTTGGAAGTGGATTTACCCGTGCAACAAATGCAGCAGGAACAGGAGGTGGAGTAGCTGGCGGAGTAATAACTCCTGGAAGCACTAGCTCTGTAATTACGATACAAGAATCTAATAGATCAGCACTTACAAGTTTCGTACTATTCTTTATGATAGATACAGCCACAAGCAACCCTATGGTGTATCGTATGCCAGAGGCAATCGTAAACGAAGTTTCTGTTGACTTTGATGTTGATGGTATTGCAACTCTTAACTGGTCAGGGTTCGCAAAAGAGATACAAGATGTATCTGGAAATGTATTCTTGGGAACTGCTGCTCCTGCAAACAGTGCAACTACTACTGATGGATCTACTATCGCTCTTGGCGACATATTCATTGATACTGACAACGCACAGGGACGACAGTTTAATCTTGTAAGTTCTTCTGCTAGTACAATGGGTGTAACTCCTGCGATTGATGAAGCAACTACAAGTACAAAGAACTTTATTCGAAACCGACTAACTTCTGTAGGTATCGAAGCAGCAGTAGCGGCTGATAAAGCCACTACCTTCCCAGGCCAGAAAGTAACTATTTCGGCTATGGATTCTACAAATAATGTTCTTACTACTGCATCGGCTCATGGTCTTAGCACAGGTGACCAAGTATTTATTACTGGAGGAACGGGTGTAACTGCCTTGAATAGCACGCATCACTTTGTTAGAGTTGGTGATGAATCAAACTCCTACAACGGTGGAACAAATGCTACTACTGAGTTTGCACTATTTACTACAAAAGCAAATGCAGAAGCTGCAAGTGGAACTACGGGACTTGTAAGTTTTTCAGGTACTTATGATGCAAATACTGCTACAGCTTCAAATGGTAAATACAGTCTTACTCTGACAGGTGGTAACTTTACTATTGGGAACAATATTACGTATCTTGTACCAGAGGAACTTGGTGCTATCAACAAGCCTCTTGAGCACGTAACAGGAACACGAACTGCTACGGGTACGGCAACTTGTTACTTAACACTGGAAGATAGCGACCTTACAAGTGGTACTTCTCGTCAGTTCTTTAATGACTTGGTAAGCACGGGCGCTATGAGTCAGGTTGTAAACAAGTTTAAAGTAACTATGGATATTGGTGGTTCAGCGGCAGCAGCAAATACAACTGATCCCGCACTACAAATCATATTCCCAACAGCCCATATTACAGTACCGACTCACCAGATTGAGGACGTAATATCACTTGAAACAAACTTCGAGGCGCTTCCTACAGACTTTGGAACAGCCGACGAAATAACGTCAATCACCTACTTCCCAGTAGACGATTACGCATAACCAAAAGGGGCTTCGGCCCCTTTTTTCACTCACCCTACAAAAATAATTCTTGACATTTTTTGTGGTTTACAGTATAATTTAGTTTTTAAATAGGAATTTATCACATGGCAGAAGTAGAAACAAAGAAAGAACCCGTATCTTTAGCGAGTCTTATGACTCCAAGTAAGACAGTAAAAATAGACTATCCCGGATGCGAAGGGTTTGTTATTAGCCTAACTCATTTGGCAAGAGAAGAATTACTTAAATTACGAAAAAAATGCTTAACAACTCGATGGGATAAAAAAACAAGACAACCCATAGAAGAGTTAGATGATGATAAATTTTTAGTTGAATACTGCAATTCCGTTATAAAATCATGGGAAGGTTTAAAATATCGTTACCTAGAAGAGCTTCTTTTGGTGGATGTTTCAAAGTACGACCCTGATGATTGTTTACCGTATACTGCAGAAAATGCACAGCTGCTTATGAAAAACGGGGCAGACTTTGATACGTGGGTTACAGAAACTGTGGGTGATCTTGAAAATTTTACGAGAGCCAAGTAGAGGAGATAGAATCTCTACTTGACAGATACCTCGCCGAATCTTCCTCCAGTATAGATGTAGATAAGTATTTACGTATCTGCGAACAATTAGGTCAGGAGCCTGACCCCAAAAGAATGCCACTTGAAACTTCTGCTTTTCCAGAAGAGCTTCAACTGGCATTTTTTATTTATGGCTTTCTTTCTGATGACTGGGATGGTATGAGCGGTAATTATATGGGCAAGAAGTGGATAGAAGTAGATTCTCTTTTCGAAATTTATGACATACAGGATAGAAGAGAAACTATGTTTTGGATGAAGTTGTGGGACTCTAAAGTAATCCAAAAACGTTTTCAAGACTCAGAAAGAAAACGAAAAGCAGACGAACGAAAAAGCGGTGCAGGTAAAAACTACACCCATAATGTAAGAGGATAATGGCTGACAGTAAAATAAAAGTAGATCTAGAGGTAGATGATCACGGTAACCTTAAAAAGACTGGAAGAGGTGCTCGTGATGCTGCGGACGGTTTAGACAAAACAGCAAAATCTGCTCGTACTGCGGATCGTAATTTAAAAGGAGCTGCAGCAACTTCTGCTAACGGTACAAAAAACTTTTCAAAAATGTCTCAAGGAATTACGGGGGGTCTTGTTCCTGCGTATGCAACTCTTGCAGCCAATATATTCGCTATTTCTGCAGCATTTAACTTTTTAAAACGAGCCGCAGATGTAGCAAACTTAGAAAAATCTCAAACTCAGTTTGCTGCAACTACGGGTACTGCTATGACTTCTCTTACAAAGAGACTACAAGAAGCAAGCGATGGTATGTTAGGATTTAGAGAGGCAGCAGCAGCAACAGCTATTGGTGTTGCAAAAGGATTCTCGGGCGCCCAAATGGAAGACTTAGCGGAGGGAGCACGAAAAGCATCCGCAGCCTTAGGTGTTGGTTTTGAAGATGCTTTTGATAGGCTTGTTCGAGGTGCGTCAAAAGCAGAACCTGAACTTCTTGACGAACTTGGAATAACTCTTCGATTAGAGGAGGCTACTACTCGATACGCTGCTAGCATAAAAAAACAGGTCAAAGATTTAACAGCAGCAGAAAGAAGCCAAGCAGTTTTAGTTGAAACCCAGAGACAGTTAGATAAACAATTTGGAGAAGCTGAAGCTTTTTCTAATCCTTTTATAAAACTCCAAAAAACTTTTGATAGTATTGTTAAATCCGTAACAGAAGCAATTCTTCCTGCGTTTGAAACTCTCGCTAAATTTCTAACTGATAATGCTCAAACAGCCGCTATCGTATTTGGTTTAATTGGTTTATCTATTGCAAAGTCCATTCCTGGTGTAGAGTCACTATCAAATAAACTTGCAAATTTTGGAAAAGGATCAATTGCTGCTATAGGGGACTCCATAAAGGAATGGCAAAGATACAGAGAAGAGTTAAATAAAACAAAAGCAGACTTAGAAGATATAAGACAAAAAGCAACAAAGAAAACTGTTGGGATTGCAAAACAACTGGTCGATACTGGAGTTAAAAGTAAAACTGTAGAAAAATTAGCAAGAGGTGATACTTTAAATAAAAGAGATCAAGCAGCCTTAGCAAGAGCATTAAAAAATGCAGAAAAACAGTATGAAAAGTCTGGTAAGATTACAACAGGTATGTTTGCTGGAGAAGACGTAAAACGAGTAAAACATTTCAAAAAAGCTTTTGAGCAGATGAATAGAGAAACTTTTACTGCAGGTCAACATCTAAAAAACTTGTTTGCAGGAGGAGTTAGAGGAGCAAAGATATTTGGAAAAACAATAAAAGCCGTTGTAGTAACTCCTCTTAGACTTGTTGCAGCAACAGCGCGTCTTGCAGGAAAAGCAATAAACGCAGCAATGAGAGCAGGAATAATTTTGGGTGTTATTACTGCAGTATTAGAAGGCTTACGAGCAATGGCGGAAGCACCTCTTACTGTTGTAAACACAGTTATAAACACTATTTCAGGTCTTGCAAAAGGTTTACAATTTGGATTGAATGTTATTGCAAATGCTATAAATGGTTTAGCTACTAAATTGCCTGATTGGGCTAAAAAAGTTTTAGGAATTGAAAAAGGCGCACCTTTAATATCTCCTTTCACGTTTGCAGATGATATTAAAAAGGATTTGACAGAGATTGCAGATGATATGTTCAATCTTGAAGAGTTAGCACAGACAGAAGCCGCAAACGATAGAATGAAGGATCTTGCAGATAGAGTTAGCCAAGTAGGAGAAAATGCAAAAACAGCTCGAACAGACTTAGACGGTATATTAAAAGGAATAGAAAAAACCGAAGGTGCGGTTCAAGCAAAGATAAGAGCAAAAGGAATTAGCACTTTAGAGATATCTAGGCTAATTGAAGAAGCAACACAAAAAGGATTCTCAGCTGAGCAGACACAAACAGCGATACAAGACGTTGTTAATAAGCTTGGAAAAGATAATATTAAAAATCTTTCTCCTGCACTCCTAGAAGCCTTGCAAGCAGGGGATGCAGATGCTGCAAGAGATATTGAAACTATTAACAGAAAGTTTGTTACTGAAATAGCAGCTTTTGAAGATTCACTTGGAACTCTTGGCACACAGTTGTCTGGTAAATCAAAACTACAGCAGTTAGAATACTTAGAAAGCTTGGCGGGTACAAAAGATGAAGTAATAAGACTTGGTACCGAATTAAATGCAACAAGCGATGTTCAAGAGCAGTTTGATAATACTTTTAAATCTGTTGGAGGTCTGCAAGCATATACTGAGACAATAAGAGCAGAAAGAGAAGAGTTAAAAGAACTAGATAGACAGACTCATCAGTATAATTTGACATCAGCAAAAAATGCGGCTCTTCCTGATATAATAAGAGAAAGAAAAGAAAAAGAATTAGTTGTTCAAAGAAAGCTAAACGAAGAGTTAAGATTAGAAATGCAGCTTAGAGAAGCAAGCCGAAACTTGGAACTTTTTAGAGCCGGGGATATTTCTGCTCTGCCGAAGGGAGTAACAGAGGAGCAACTTCTAGAAGCTCAACAAAAAATACAAAATAAATTACAGCTAAATAGAGCCACTACCGAAGTATTAAAAGACGATCTAACAGTAGCAGGTGAGTTAGGTGATACTGTAGCAAATAGTATAGGAAGTAGTATGACAAGTGCTATTCAAGGCATAATAACAGGAACTATGAGCATAAAAGACGCTTTTAAAAGTATGGCAAAAGCAGTCCTCGAAGCACTTGCACAAGTAATTGCAAAACTTATAGCTGTAAAAATTCTTGAAACGGCGATAGGTGCTTTTAGCTTTGGTGGAGGACAGAGTCAACGTGATATAGACTTACAAAGTTTTGGACATTCGACAATACAATCAGATTTTGACACCCGAATTAACTCTTTGATGGGTTTCGGAAACAGATATGGTGGAATAACAGAAGATCCTAGAGGCTACTCTCAAGGTGGAATTGCACGTGGACGTGATGCTGGATATATGGCTAAACTGCATGGAACAGAAGCAGTTGTACCCCTTCCAAATAATAGAGAAATACCAGTTGACTTACGAGGAGGAACGAATACAAACAATGTAGTGGTAAATGTAAATGTAGATTCATCTGGGTCTAGCGGAGGTGCACAAGTTCAAGAAGCTGATAATACTAAGATGGCAAATCTTGGAAAACTTGTTGCAGGAGCAGTTCAAGAAGAATTACAGTTTCAAAAACGATCGGGCGGTATACTTAGCCCTTATGGAGTAGCATAATGCCAGACATAGGCTTTTCAGTACCAGGAGTAACAGGACAAGTAGTAGCCGATAGAACATTATCTAGAGCTTCTACTCCAAAAGTTAGGACGGCAAAATTCGGAGACGGATACGAGCAAAGAATAGTTGATGGATTAAATTCTATAGAAGAAAGCTATAGCGTATCTTTTAATAATAGATTAAAAGCAGAATCAGATGATATTATTGCATTTTTTAACTCAAAAAAAGGTGTTACTTCTTTTCAATTTACGTACCCAGATAGTAATTCTAGCTCCAATGATAGTAATGGTAATCCTGTAACTACAATTAAAGTAGTTTGCCGAAGTTGGAACCAGTCATATGCTAATGATGAAGCCTATAATATAACCGCAACTTTTGAACGAGTATATGAACCATGAGTGTAGCTATAGTAACAGACGCACAATCACTTGAACAAGAAAGTGGCATTTTATATTTGTATGAGTTAGAGTTTGGAACTGGAACAAATAATAAGTTATATTTTCATCCAGGAAAAGACTTAGACGGATCTGATTCAGATAAAAATTTAATTTTTGATGGGAATACATATATAGCTTTACCTATAGTAATGGATACTATAGAGAAAAAAGCAGAAGGGGCTATGAATAGACCTGAAATAACAATAGCAAATGTAGAAACTATATTAAAATCAGGTTCCGCATTTAAAACAAACATGGAAGTTACTTCAGGAGATGATGCATGGGATGCTGTAGTTGATGGAGCAAATATAACAGCTGATAATTTTACTATAGATAGTCTCGTAGGTCAAAGACTTACTAGAAGGAAAACATTTGAAAAATATACTGGAAGTGCAACTCCTGTTGAGTTTCCAAAAGAAACATTTATAATTGATAGAATAAAAGATAAAAACTTTTTATCTGTAACTTTAGAATTGGCTTCACCAGCAGACTTAACAGGTATAACAATACCTTCAAGAACTGTAATTGGAAAGTATTGCCCGTGGTTATACCAACAACACGCTACTAGTCCTGTAAAAAGTGCTTGTTACTGGAAAACACACCAACAAATAACGGATAAAGACGGTAATCTTTATACTTTTTATTTTACGGAGAACGATGAGCCTTTAGTTTTATATGACCACTTTTATAATGCTAATGGAACACGAAAATCCGCAGATATTTCTACAATAGTGTCAATAGCCATAACTAATCCTGGAACTGGGTACAGCTCTACTCCAACAGTAACAATTAGTGCACCAGAAGCTGGAGGAACCCAGGCAACGGCAACAGCAACTGTTAATGGGGGCGTACTAACAGCTATAAATATTACTAATGCAGGAAGCGGGTATGATGGGACACACCCTACTGTGACAATAAGTGCAAGCCCGACAGGTGGGGGTGTAACAGCCCTAGCCGTAGCTACTCTATCTAGTCGGGCATGGAGAGGAGACTATTCTGCAAGTGATAGTTATGTAGAAGGTAACTATGTATACCATTCAACTACCTCTGGGGACACCTGGAGAGCAGAGGCAGCTGTTAATGGTGTGACACCTGCAGAGGGTAATTCAAACTGGCAAGTTGTAAGAACTTATACTACATGGAATAACTCTACGACTTATACAGTAAATGCGAGTGATCCTAGACAAAACTCTTATGTAAGATATACAGACAATAATGTTTACAGGGCAGTTAGACAAAATAGTAACTCAATACCTACTCAAAATACAACAGATTGGGTAAGAGGGGATAACTGTGGTAAGCTTTTAAAATCTTGTAAAATAAGATACCAAGCAATACCTAAAAAACTAGGAAGTTCTGCTGTAAGAACAGATGCTATCCCACATTCTAGGGATAATACACAATCAATGTTACCCTTTGGAGGGTTTCCTGGTAGTAGGAGTTTTAGATAGTGGAGCTGTATGAAGAAATAAGACAACATTTTGAAAAAGAGTACCCTAGGGAAGGTTGTGGAGTCCTAGCTATAGTAAAGGGCAAGAAAATGTGGTTTCCTTGTACAAATGTTGCAGAAAAAGATGAAGATTTTATTATTGACTCAAAAGAATACATCAAACTTCTAAGAACCACAGATATAGTTGGCATCGTACATAATCACCCAAATAAAAACTCAGAGCCAACTGACTTAGATGTAAAACAATGTAATGCATTAGGAATACCCTACTATATATTTAGTTATCCCGAAATGGAGCTAAATATACTACAACCTGAAAAGAGTGTTATAGATTTATATGGAAGAGAGTACGAGTTTGGTGTATTAGATTGTTTTGAGGCTATGAGAGATTATTTAAAATCTAAAAATATAGAAATACCTCCAAGAGCGTTATTTGAAGATGATTGGTGGAAAAAAGAAGACCTCGATTATTTTTCTACAGAAGTAATAAAAGACTGGGGAGGAAAACCTATAAATATAAATTCGGACTTACAAGAAAATGATGTACTTATATTTAAGGTAGAGGCAGAAAGAAATAATCATTGTGGAGTTTATTTAGGAAATGATATATTTTATCATCATGCAGTAAATAGACTATCTTGCAGAGAAAGTATATATCCCTTTTGGCATAAATATTTAATAGGAGCGTATAGGTATGTTGCGTAATGTATATTTAGAAGGAAGTATCGGAGAAGAGTTTGGTACAGGTTTTAAGATTTATGCAAAAACTGTACAGGATGCTTTACGGTGCTTAGAAGCAAATCTTGGAAGTAAGTTTAAAAAATATTTTATAAAATGCCATGAGGATAATACAGGGTTTCTTGTAGATGTTGCTGACAATACTTTTGATGATGAAAGAGAGTTACTAATGCCTATGCATGAAGGTGATATTACAATTACTGCAATGCCTGCAGGATCAAAGTCAGCTCTCGGAAAAATACTTGCAGCAGTAATTCTAATTACTATAGCAATAACACAGCCTCAATGGTTTGTAAAACTAGCAGGAGCACTAAATGTTACACCTGGAACCCTAGCACTATACACAGCAGGTATGGGAGTACAGTTAGGTTTAGCAGGAATAATGCAAATGACAGCACCAGATCCTTCTGTTGATACTGACCAGCAAACAAATTATCTATACAACGGTCCTGAGCAAAATATAGTTCAAGGAGACCCAGTTCCTGTTTTATATGGAAAACTAAGAGTTCCAGGACAACCTGTAAATTTTGAAATATCTCCTGTAAATTCAACAAGTGTTGCTGGAGGTTTTAATGAAGACGGTTCAACTTTCTCAGTTAGCACTTCCGCTATAGACTCTCCAGGGCGGTAATTATGAGCATAGGCGCATTAAATAGACGTAGAAGTGATGCAGAGGATTTTGCTAGTTCTCGCGGACTTACTGGTTCAGAAACTCAACATATATTAGTTACAGATATAATATCTGAAGGACCAATCGGAGGTTTATGTGAGGGCGGAAAAAGTATCTTTGTAAATGGAGATTCTTTATTGGCAACGGATATATCTCCATACTATGCCCCTCAAGGACAAACGGTAACTATAAGTAATAGCAGCGCTATAGCGCAAGTTAATGTAGGTAAAACAACTTTTTCGGGTTCCTATGATTCTTCTTTTGGGGATAAATTCTTAATAGTTTATGGAGCTTATGGACCTTTAAAAGCAACTTCAAATAGTCAAATCATTCCTGTGTATAGAGGATCAGGAGCTTATAATGTTACACAAGTAGGAGTTGCAATAGAGTTTACAAGAGCTAGTGGAACCGCTCTGCAGGCTTCTTTTAATCATGATTCAGGAAGTAATCCAAATAATTGGGGAAGCACAAACTTTAGTAAACTTACAAACAACGGTATAAGAGCAACCTTAAATGTAGCTTCTGGTGCAAGAATTTCTGGTGTTATCACTGGTGCTACAGATGGGGGAAGTACTTTTACTTTTAGAAGTCAAGACCGTAGATTAACAGAAGAATTGTGGACTACAACTGATTATAACGGAAGTACAGAGCATACTTTATTTTTACATTTATATTTAGCAATATCTGCTATTTCTGGGAACCAAATAACTCTTACTCAAAATGCTCCTATATCTAAATCTAATAGTAGATTTTCTATAACTTCTCCCAAAATCCCAACAACAGGAACACAGGCAGACCCAGTACAAAAAGCTCATAAATACCCAGGAACCTCATTTAATTTTAATCCTGGAACGGTTGATCAACAACCTCTTTCTTCATTAACAGGAATTGGTACTTCGTCTATTTCTCTCACAGATATTAGCAATACTGCACTAGAACTATCAACTGCAATTACAATAAATGCTTCAGGAACACAAGCAAGTTTAATTGATGAAGTAAAAATTATAATAGCATATCCAAACGGTCTTTATGGTATAAATGAAAGTAATGGAGATAAATTTGCTACTGGAGCCGCCTATAAAATGGAGTTGGCTATAGACAGAAATGATGGTTCTGCTCAAGTCTTTGAAGTTTTAGACGGAAATAATACTTTAAATAATACCCCTGTTTTTGCACATGGAGGGGACTATAGAAATGCTGTAACATTTGAATTTAGAATAGGCCTAGAAGAGTATCAGCCTTTCAATGGTTTTACCATACGTATGACTAGAATGACTAATCATGATTTTAATGCTAAAGGAAGTGTTCCGCGTTATGGCAGTTATGTGAATACAGGCGATGATGACCATGCTATTGTTGGTGTAGGCGCTATAACAGCAGTTACAGGCCTTATTAAAGAAAAACTTAACTTTCCTTATACCGCAAATGCAAATCTTAAACTTTGGTCAAAAACTTTTAATCGTATGCCTAAACGCACATATGAGTGCTTTGGTTTAAAAGTTAAAGTTCCCTCAAACTATGTAACACGAGAGGAGAACGACGGTCTTAATGCTTTATACACAAGAAACGTTAGCACAGGAGTAGTAGAAAACAGCGCGCAGTTTTGGGATGGAAATTTTAGAGATGATCTTATATATACAGATAATCCTGCTTGGGTATTCCATGATATATTACAGAATGATAGATACGGCTTAGGGGACTACTTAAAAGAAGAAGATATAGATATTTTTAATCTTTACAAAATAGCAAAACATTGCGATGAACTTGTTCCTGATGGTAGAGGAGGTACAGAACCCAGATTTAGAGCTAATTTATACTTAACTAAAGCTACTGATGCTTATAAAGTTCTGAAAGACATGGCAACTATATTTAGAGGAATTTTATATTGGAGTGAGTCTAAGTTTTTAGCAGTTATAGATGAAAAGAAAGAACCAATATATAATTTTAGTCGTTCAAATGTAATTGACGGTCACTTTAGTTTTGAATCTACAGGTGATAAAACACGTGTTAATCAGTTTGTAGTAGAATGGAATAATCCTGATTCAGATTATAAACTAGAGCCTATACTTATAGAAGATAAAGAAAATCAGATAAAAACAAAAAGAATTAAAAGTGAAAAAGCTGTTGCTTTTGGGTGTACATCTTATGGACAAGCTCTTCGTTATGGAAGATGGAAATTATGGACATCTATCAATCAGACTCAAATAGTAAACTTTGCAACAACTGTTAATGCGGGATTTTTAGGCCCTGGGGATATAATAAACATACAAAACGATCCAGATTTTGATATTCAGTTTTCAGGACGTGTTTCTAGTTATGATGCTTCAGTCCCTAGTATAACTATTGACAGAGATATATCTGCTGACTTTTCTGGAGGACATAGCTATGAGATAGCTGTACTACTACCAAAGAGAACTATATTATTAAACCAGGACTCTGCAACTATTGCTACATCTTCTGGGAATGTTTCCAAAACTCGAGGGCAAGAAATTACAGAAGCTACTGTTCAAGGATCAGTAAAAACTCTTATACATAGTACAACTGGTACAGTAAACGGAGCTGTAAATAATTCTAAAAATGTTACTTTAGACTCTTCAAATTCTTTAATTACTGTGGGAGATACAATTACAGGAACGGGAATAGATAGACTGGTAACTGTTGCAGGAATAAGCGGAACTAGTTTAACTCTTTCTATTGAACAAACTATTGCTGATAATGCTACTCTTACTTTTGAAAACTTAGCTACCACACAGCAAAATATTTTAAGTGCTGTAGATACTTCGGGCAACCATTTAAATTTACAGCTTGAGAGCAATACTATAGTTGAAAATAGAACTCTTACAACAGGAAGTACAACAACTTCTGACGGTAAAAATACTATTCCTGTA